TCCAACATTCCGCCGCTACTAATCAGCGGACGAATAAGCCCATCGATTAACGGGTATCTTTTGACCTGCGATTTGCCGCCGAGATACTCTGTTTTTGTCGTTATAGGCCCAGTGGTAACAGACTCACTCTTAATCGTGCCAGGCTCATCAATATCATCGAGCAACGTATCGCCGTCAATCACACGCAACGCCAATTCCGCCGTGGCGTCCTCAATAGCCGCCGGTACAGCGTCCCAGTCAACAACATACCCATCATAGTCATCAACGCCGTTACGCGGCCACGCAAGGGACTGGTCGCTATCAGAGCGTACCCCAAGCCACTTACCGCCAAATCGAATATCAAGATATTGAGTTGCCAGACGCAACGCGGCCTCTTTGCTTGCATCGGACGCCGCAGTCCACGTTGCAGAATCGCCGTGATCCGCAATATAAGAATCTGCGTCCGCCACTGATAGATAGCTGTTAGCGTCTGGCAACCCTTCGCCTGTTTCAACGGTAAAAGACACTGTTATTCCCCACTATCCGGCTTGTAACCGGACTCTGTTAATACCCTGACTAATTCCGCTTTGTTCATTTGATCGCCACCCTTGATATTTGCCAGCTTTGCAAACCGTTTCAGGTCAACGATTTTGTGAGACTCGAATAGCTCATATAAGTCATCAACCGTTCGGGATTCATCGTCCGATTCACTATCAGATTCCTCGGATTCCTCGGATTCAGGATCAACCGCTTCGAGAGGCTTATAGCCTTTCTTGATGTACGTTTCGCGGTCAGTTTCATTAACAACAACGCGGCCGCCGGGGCCTACAAGTTCAACTGTCTTCACTTTTGCCATATTACGGTCCTTTCGTTTCCTTGAAATTATGCTTTGGGCGAAGTCGAAACCCCACCCAAAGCGACAATAATTCACAATCACTCGTTACCCAGCCAGACGGCAGGCAAATTCAGGACGTATCAGCTTAACCCCGTACAGAATATCAAGCTCCCACATAGTCTGCTTGTTCTGCCTTACAATCTCCAGACGGAGTACCAATCCTGTTACCGGATCACGCATGAATACGGACGGGTTCGGGTTCAAGTCATTCTCGAACGGTGCCGTTGCCAGAGCAATAGCCTCGCGGTTGAATGCCAAATTAACGACGTGCGTAGCTTTGACCGTTACGGCCTCACTACCTGCCGTAGCAACCTTAAGGGCAGGCTCAATAGCGAGGGTAACGTCAGTTGCAGCCGATGCCTGCGTGGCCGCCGCGGTCAATACGTATGTTTGGGTATCGCCCGCAAACAATACAATATCGCCTTCCAGCAACGCACACGCTCCCGTAGAAGCTTCGGTTGTACATACAACAGACTTGACGCCTACCGCGTGAACGGTCGAAGCCTTGACCGCCAGCCCGGTAGTGATAGTCCCCGCGGTATGCGAACCGATTGCGTTCTCGGAGTACCAGTCGATGTTATACTTGTTACCGAGAGATGCGGTATTCAGAACATTGGCACTTGCTGCCTTTTCCGCATGTGAAAACTGGGGCAAGGCTGTAGCCTCTGCCTCCGCCGTGGTATCAATCACAGCAACCCGCCCGGTTTTTGGACACAACTGGTCGTTGAGTTTTGCCACAGTCAGCGTCGCATCTTTTGTGGCTGTCCGATCTGTCGAATTGCTAAACGGCGTTGTTCCCGCAGTACCGACATATCCGTAAATGCCGGTGTACACCGAGAGAATATCCGTGTTGACCTGATTAGCTATGACACGGACGCACTCACCCATCTGCTTTGGAATGAAATGCTCGTCTTTGTTGATCTGCGTTCGTTCCTGATCGGTCAGATGGAAGTTAGACCCCTTCCATTTGTCAAGGGTTACCTGCACCAACCCCTGGGTATGGTCTGTAGGGGTTCTCGGTGTTTGGCTTGCCGTAATGTCATAGATTGTGGCCGCCACAGACGACGGGACATCGACGGTATTACCCTTAGTTTTCGCATCCAGTGAATAACCGGTATTGACCAGTTGCGGCATAAGGCAGGTCTCGCGAAGTACAGTCAGCGACCTTGCCAGAATTTTGTGCATTACGTTGGTTAGTGTGTTAGACATTTTTTTTACCTCTCATTTTCTGTTTTTACAATTTTCAATAAAAATAAACTACTTGGGATCGACTACTATCATTTTACCGCTGGCAATAGCATCAACATTGTCGTCGATAGCTTCTTGATCGTCCGAGTAGATAATGCCTGGTGCTTTATGAGAACCACCATCACCACTTCCAGACGACCCGCTCCCGGACGCTCCGCTTCCCGCGAACGCCGGGGCAAAGGTATCGTTATTCTTCATCTCCGCCACAAGCTCATCAATGGTCATCGGGGCGGTAGAGCCAGAGGCCGGACTTATGCGTGGGTTCCCGTCGCTTCCTACGACTTCTACCACAAACTGACCGTCATCCGTCTGACGCATCCGCGTTGATCGCTCAACGTGGGGCAATAACAACTCGGTAGAACCTCTTAACCCGGCAATAGCCTGCGTGGCCGTTGCGGTAATCATGTTCTTTTCGAGTTGTTTCGTCAGGCTCGCAACAGTGGAATCCTTATCAGCGATTTCGCCTTTGTGTTTTTCGAGCAATTGAGTTTTGATAGCCTCCATCTGCTCACGAACCTTGTCATCGGGTTTCCAGTCTTTCATCTCACCGACCTTTTTAATCGCGTCCCGTGCCTTATCCGGGTCGATGTCCTTGAACGCGGCTACCTGCCGCTCCAAGGTCTCCCTACTGGTTCGCTCCGAACTCAATGCCGTTTTCAGGCCCTTGACATTTTCCAGGGCGAAATCACTTACCGACGTAACATCAAGCAAAAACTTACCGGCCAAGTCCCCTGTACCGGCTTTGTATTCCTTCTTGATGTCATCCGATAAACCATCCAAATTGTCCAAAATCACTTTCAACGCCATAATAACACGTCCCTTCGGCTTCCCGCCAAAATGAGGCTTCCTGCCCCGATTTACAAATTATCCTCCAGCCTCTTCAACTGGACTAAAGTCAGTGGTCGATCCCTTCGATCCACAAATCTATCAATTTTTATATTGCCCCTGCGAAACAATTGGGCTTTTCCTTTTCCCAAAATCTCATCCTGAATTTTCACCGGCTGATTTTTCAACCACTGCGGATAAGTCTGCTTTGCGGACACCTGCCCATTCATCGAAGCTCGCGTGCCGGCTGGAGCCTCTTTTAGGTTGATTCCTAATTCCTTCCACGATTTCAATACCGGCACCGTCCGCGTCCGACATTGCCAATGGCCCGGCGGCCGCCACCCCTCGCCTATGGGATATACCTTACCATCCTGTGCCATACAGATTACAGTCGTTCGAGCGTCAAGCGTCGCAACCATCTGGACACCCTTAACAACGTCATCATTAGCCGCAAAAGACGCCTCCGAGGCGTGATTGGATACGTGAGCTATTGACGTTCTAACAACAGACCGCAAATTCCTGCGTGTCTCATCAAGGATTCCGTCAGCATAACCAGCCGCCTTTGTTCCCTTGACTCTGCGGACAATCTGCTCGATTCCCTCCCCATGAACCATGCCGATCTGAATCTGTTGATTGACCTTGAACGCCATATTGGTTTCCAGTCGATTAAACCAATCTTTTACTAACACCCCTTGCATAGGTTTTTTTGTAACAATAGATTTCAATAATACCGGCGAAGGCATAATAAAATCAATTGCCACCGGTACGGCATCCCTCATAACACCCATTTGCCATGTTGCTTCATGTTTTGCGATTTCGTTCAATCTGTCGTTTAGTCTGGTCCTGACCGCACCGAATTCAGCCCTGACTAAAACGTCATTATTTCGGAATAATTCTCTTAACGCGGACGATTTTTTTGCCGCTACTCGAAGCTCTTTTTCTATTTTTCGGAGAAGCTTTGGCTCTACGCTACTGTTCAACAAAGCAACAATCTCATTGACCACGCCTGTTTTATATCGCTCCAGATACACGGAATGACGAATAGCTCTGTCAGTAATTATGTCATTAACGTTCAACATTACTCATCCCCTCCATCGCCGAGTTCACCAAGCGGAGGGCCTTCACTTTCAACTTTAGTGATTTCGTCTTCGATACTTACAGATTCAGACAAAACCCCACGTCTTTTGATTTCACGCAGGTATGTTCCGTGGGATATTTGACCAGCTAATCGTATTTTCAACAGAGAATCAATATCCTGACTATTTCGGACAGAAATGCCAAAATCACTGAAAATGTCGGATGTAAAATCGTCCGGGATTTTCAGATTGAGCCATTTTGCCGCATATTCATAAGCCGTAACTATCGCTTGCTCCAGCGAACGTATCCACGCCTGAACCGACGAATTAGACCGAGAATCGTCTATTGATTGGCCGGTCGCTGTTTGATTCCCTGTCCGCCGCATAAACGGCTGTAGCCCTAACACTTCCATCCGTGCCTCCAAATCCTGCAAGTCCTGCCTGCCAGCCCCTATAGCGGCCCCGCTGTGCTCCACATAAGACATCCTTGCGTCCGGATTGACGGAAGTAAAAAAGCGATTCGGGCCGATCACCATATCTTTTTCGGTCTCTTCCTCGGTAAGCCCGGAAACGAATATCATGCCGACGCGGGCATAACGCAAAATATTGCGTTGATCGCTC